ATCTCGGTGGCGGTCGCCAAACCATCCAATTCTCGGAAGTCCTACAGACTGCTGAGGGTGAGGACGCTCCTGTCGGAGAAATGCGCGGCCACGGGATCGCTTCTATGCGCTCGAACAGGTATCGCCGTTTCTTTGAGGAACACGGTTATGTGTTCACTTTCCTTACCGTCCGACCAAAGACTATCTATGCTCAGGGTCTACCACGCACGTGGAACCGCCGTACTAAAGAGGACTTTTGGCAGAAGGAATTCCAACACATTGGCCAACAAGAAGTCCTTAATAAAGAGGTCTATGCCGCACACGCGTCTCCGGACGGTGCTTTCGGTTTCCAGGACCGTTACGATGAGTATCGCCGCACCGAGTCCACTATCGCTGGCGAGTTTCGCACGTCCCAGCTTGATTTCTGGCACTTCGCCAGGATCTTCGGATCAAGCCCCGCTCTGAACGCTGACTTCGTCAAATGTGTACCTACAGAGCGCACCTTCGCCGTCCCATCTGAAGACGTCTTGTATGTAATGGCGAAGCATAGTATACAGGCCCGGCGACTCGTAGCGCCCACCGGGTCCAGCTTTATCTTCTGATGTCTCTATCTCTTCACTCGAAGGGGGGCGCGAAGCGCCCCCCTTTTTCTATGGAGCTATCCCACCATGACCCTCTCGGAAAAATCTCGCTATGGCAAAGTTGTTGATATCGAAGAGAAACTCTCGCGCGTCTACCTCGACGCTTACGGCCGCGAGATGCCAGATCCGACACCAATCGCTCCTCCCGTCGGATATACAAAGCAACCCACTATGGTTGACCATGTCCGTGCCCTGGTGGCACGTCATATCTCGGAAGCTGCCGCCGGCGCAGGCGCTGAATCCTTCGAAGAAGCCAATGACTTCGAAGTGGGCGACGATTATGAGCCTGAGACCCCTTACGAACAACTCGGAGTGGAAGGAGAGCTTGGTGCTCTTCCTCCGGAGGTCGCCAGAATGACACCCGCAGAGCGGGCAGAACTTATCCGCCAACGCCACGCGCAGGCGCAAGCCGAGCACCTTAAGTCAACTACCCCGGGCGCAGGCGGGGGGGCGGCGGGGGGTTCACCCCAGACGCCCCCCGCTGCCCCCCCGAGCACCCCGGTTCAGACCAGTCCGGCCTCTTCGCCGGACACGGCTCGAGCCCCCGGCTCGACCTAATAGACAGTACATCCCCTTGTTATGTACTGTTACAGGTGACAGCCGGAGAGCAGAATGGCACGAAGTAAATCAGGCAAGCGCGACACCAATGCAGTCGCTAGTGATCCACTGCTTGGCCTGACTGCGCCCCTCCGGCCGTCACCTGTTATCCCCTCCTATCAGCTCGCATACGAACTCCAATCACTCACCGAGGTCGAGGACCGCCGCACATGGCATCCGGCCGAGGATCTGCGCCCCTTGTTGGCGCCCACAGGGCGCCGGGCGCAACAAGTGCTACGGGACCCAATGTCCCGTCTCCGCCGCTTCGGCGCTCAAACAAAAGCTATCCCGGTCTTCAGCCACCCCAATCCCCTCAGGACAGCTATCGTCTGCGCACGTCGCAAAGCCCGTAAAGAAGTACTCCACGCCCTAGGTCTTAAAAGGAGGGGGTCTGGGGGTGGTAGAAAGAAAAGGAGCAATGTCAAATGTTAGGCCCCCTCATTGGAGCCGCTGCCAATGTCATCGGCGGTATAATGGGACAGAATGCCCAGAAGGAAGCTGCAGCAACTCAGGAGAGAATGGCTGCACAGAATATTGCCTTACAGAAGGAGTTTGCTCAATCGGGCATCCAGTGGAAAGTAGCCGACGCGAAAGCAGCCGGCGTCCATCCTTTATATGCCCTCGGTGCGAACACCACCAGTTTTTCCCCCGTCTCTGTCGGGTCCCCGTCGTCCAGTCCCCTTGGCCAGGGTATAGCAGCCGCTGGTCAAGACGTATCTCGTGCGATGGCTGCAACCTCAAACTCTACTACCCGTATGTTATCGGGCTTAACTCTTGAAAGAGGAGCACTGGAAAATGAGTTACTCAGAACGCAAATCGCAAAGGCCCGGCAACAGATCGGTCCTCCGATCCCAACTGCGAATGACAATCCGTGGGCTATACCCGGACAGGGCAATAGCATACCGCCTATAGACTGGTCCGATCTCATAAAGAAGAAGCCCCATGAAATCACGCCCACGGCATACAACGCACCATCTCAAGAGCCCGGACCCATGCCTTTCACGGGCTACAGCCAAACACCTACGGGATATGCGCCGGTCCCATCAAAAGACTACAAAGACCGGGCAGAAGATATGGGACCACTCCCGTGGATCTGGTTCTTACAGAACTACGTCGCCCCGAACTTCGGAGTAAGCCACAACCCACCCAAGAACGTACCCCTCGGGGATAACGAACAATGGTACTGGGCTATCCAGCAGGAATACCGCAAGAAGCAAAAGGGCTCTTGGGGTTGGTAAAAGGAGAATATCATGCGTCGTCGTCGTCGTTCTATGCGCCGTCGGTCATCTCGCCGGAGAATGTCCCGCCGCCGGTCCAGTCCTGGCCGGCTTAGAATTGGATACCGGATGTAACCCCGAGAACACATGATCTGCAAAAAGCCATACATTGTGGCAGAGGGGCAAGCTGTTGGCTGCGGTCAATGCTTGCCCTGTCGTCTTAACAAACGTAGAGTTTGGTCCCACAGGATAATGCTGGAAGCAAAGCAGTATACAGACAACGCTTTCATTACCCTGACCTATGACGACGAACATCTACCCACAGGAGGGACCCTTGTACCTGCTCATTATCAACTCTGGCTCAAACGTCTCCGTATCCGCCTACAAGAGAAAGCCGTCCGTTACTTCATTGTTGGAGAGTATGGGGAAGGGACTGAGCGTCCCCATTACCATGCTATCCTGTTCGGATACCCACATTGCCGAAACCATCCGCACGTGTGTAAGTCCCGCAGGTGCGAACAGTGCAGTCTTATTTTCGATACCTGGGGGCATGGACTCATTCAAGTGGGCACACTCACCCACGCCTCAGCCCAGTACTGCGCCGGCTACATCACAAAAAAACTCACCAAAGCCGACGACCCCCGCCTTAAAGGCCGTTACCCTGAATTCGCAAGAATGAGCCTGAAACCGGGGCTAGGTGCCGGGTTTATGCATGACCTAGCCTCGACTATCATGGAACACAATGTACACGTTAAGCTCGGTGATGTTCCTACAGCTATCAGACATGGTCCAAAGCTTATGCCTCTGGGACGGTATCTTACTCGCCGTCTCAGGGTGCTTTGTGGTCAAGCTCCTGAATCTCCCGCTATTACAATCGCGAGGGCAAATGAGAAAATGCAGGTTGTGCATCTCGCTGCAAAGGAGGCTACGCAGTCTTACAAGATCAAAGGCCTATATCAAACACACTTTTCAAATGGCCTTGTTAAAGCCAATCAAGGCAAAATCACGCAAATAGAAACACGAGCCAAGCTCTTCAAACAGCGGAAAACGCTATGAAACGGTCTAAGTTCAGCCTGTCCAATTACAAGCTCCTCTCATGCGACCTCGGAGAACTCATTCCATGCGGCTTAACCGAAGTCTTGCCTGGGGACTCGTTGCAGCAGGCTACCAATGCCTTGATTCGCTGCTCACCCCTGCTGGCGCCCGTCATGCACCCTGTCCACTGCAGCATCCACCATTGGTTTGTCCCGCATCGTCTGGTCTGGGAGGACTGGGAGAATTTCATTACGGGCGGCCCCGACGGGATGAACGCTTCGGTCTTTCCGACGATTACATTCAGTGGTGGCTCCGGAGCTGCCGTGGGCTCTCTCGCCGATTACTTGGGAGTGCCAACAGCAGTGAACAATATCGAAGTCTCGGCTCTTCCTTTTCGCGGGTATGCCCTAATCTGGAATGAATGGTACCGCGACCAAGACCTTCAAACAGAACTCACCATCGACTACACGTCGGGTGCCGACACAACGACTTCTACAGCGCTTCAAAATGGTGCCTGGGAGAAAGACTACTTCACCTCTAGCAGGCCATGGGAACAGAAAGGCCCGGCTATCACCATCCCCATCGGAACCAGCGCTCCAATCCTTGGTCTAGGTGTTATCGACGGCGCCTCGCCGGTAGGCAATATCGGCGCTAATACATATCGAGACAGCGCCGGTAATATCATGGCCGACCCCGCTTGGCGCGTCGACAACGTCGGCTGGGTAGCCCAGGCCGACAACTCAGGAAACTCAGGTGCCTCAAATAATCCGAACATTCGCGCCGACCTTTCAAACGCTTCCGCTGTCACCGTTAACTTGTTGCGCGAAGCGCTCGCATTGCAACGGTATGAAGAAGCCCGAGCCCGCTATGGCTCACGTTACACAGAATACCTCCGTTATCTGGGGGTTCGCTCGTCTGACGCACGCCTACAACGACCGGAATATCTCGGTGGCGGTCGCCAAACCATCCAATTCTCGGAAGTCCTACAGACTGCTGAGGGTGAGGACGCTCCTGTCGGAGAAATGCGCGGCCACGGGATCGCTTCTATGCGCTCGAACAGGTA